GATATAGAGAACTTACTCGGGCTTAGAGGCGTCGGTTATGGACATGAAGAAGACTGACCGTTTCAAGCTCGCCTTATCGGACGATGACAAGGCGCGACCGGATTGGGTTCCAGACGTACAGTGGCACGGTAAGATGTCCGGGCCTATCATTGACTTCTGCACTTCTATGATGGCCGCCGGGCATACCGACGTTGAGATTCACCAAGCCTGCAAGGAGTGGTTCAATGGGCCGCTTACCAAGAAGCCCATAGTACTGCTGCGCGAAACTCACGCTCATGTTATCGCCGAGAAGATAGAGCAGATAAGCCGCGAGATGGCGCGCATACCGATTGCTCACAAGGCTTATCGACTTCAGGTATTGAATCGGGCCGCCCTCAAGCTGATGGGCAAGTTTCACGAAGAAGTAGACGCGAGCACGCCCGGAGACGCCGAGAAGCTAACCCGCGCAGTTGCTAAGGTTATCGGCATGGCCAGAGAAGAGATGGAGGGTTCGCAGGCTACTCTCAATCAGCAGAACATCTACATAGACGCAGTCAATAACATTGACCTTGACAAGATCGACGACCTTGCTTCTATTCTCGGCAAGACGTATGATGAGATACAGAAAGTGCTCGGCGACACAGCGCGCGAAGAAACGATTCCGGCAATAGACGCCGAATTCCAGGTGGATGAAGACGACTAACCTTTCTGCGCTCGGAGAAAATCTGCGTCGCGACATGACGCCCGAAGACTTGGTACGCGAAGCCAACCGCATCCAAGATGCGATTGAGCGCGTACGTATCCGTAAGGCGAGAGAGAACGTTAATGACTTTATAGAATATGTGTTCGGCGTAGTTCAAGGAGACATTCACAGAGAATGGCATGACCTAATGGATGACGAAAGTTCTCTGCGGACTCTTATTATAGCTCCCCGAAATCACGGCAAGACTACGCAGATCAAGGGACGTTGCATCTGGCTTATCGGACATAATCCCAATATACGCATCAAGTATGTCATGATGGCTGACGACAAGGCCGCGGGTATTGTAGGTAATGTCGGCAATATCATCACCGAGAACGAGAGGGTGCGCAAGGTCTTCCCGGACTTGTTGCCCAGTAGAAAGGACAAATGGACGACCAGGCAATTATTTGTGCGTCGAAGAATAGAGAGTCCAGACGCCACGCTGGAGGCCGCCGGTATCTTATGTTCTGCGGTTTCGGGTCGTTCTGACCTGCTGGTTTTCGATGATGTAGTGGCACCAAGAAATGCTGTGTTGCAGCCGAGCCTTCAAAAACAGGTCAAGTACCAGTATGCCAATGCATGGCTGCCGACGTTAGAAGAAAATAGTCCAATTATCTATCTGGCCACTCCTTGGACTGATACTGACCTCACTTCTTCGATTCAAAAGATGGAGGGGTGGAAGAAGTGGATTAGGCCCGCCATCTATAACGGGGAGGCTATCTGGCCAGAGAAGTGGTCATTGTCGGCGCTTGAGCAGCGTAGGCAGGATATGATGATAGAGGCCCACGGTAGTGACCGCGCTTTTCGGCAACAGTATTTACTTGAGATGGTTACCGCCGGAGAGAGGGTCTTTGACCTTGATAGCATCGACAACTGCAAGAGGTATGACATATATCTCGGCGAGGCTATCAACCCGAATTGGCCCAAGTTCATGGGGGTTGACCTAGCCCGAACCGAAGGCGGAGGCAACTATACGGTAGTTTTCACAATTGCGATTGACGATGCCGGGCGTAGGTGGGTAGTAGACATTGCGCGCGAGCAGATACGGGCATCAGAAATCCCTAGGCTCATAGCCGAGAAGTACGAGATGTATCATCCCCAGATTGTCATGGTGGAGAATAACGCCTTTCAGCAGGTCGTTATCGACCAATTATCAGAGCTAGACATAAGCATTCCGGTTCAAGGTCACTATACCGGGACAGCAAAGCACGACATCTCAATGGGCGTTCCCTCTCTCGCGACTCAAATTGACAACGGGAGTTGGGTTATCCCCTTTGCCGGAGACCACGGCGACGTAGTTCACAATTGCCCGGTGTGCGCATGGATAGACGAGATGCTCTCTTATCCGTTCGGAGAACATAACGATACGGTTATGGCAATGTGGCTTGCGGATATAGCCGCTAGGGGGGGCAAGTTCTCGCGCGCCGAGTTCAATTCGTGGTATGATTTACCCAGAACTGATGCCGCTATTGACGCGGCGGTAAAGGCGATGGCTCATAATGGGATTCATTGATAGGGCGCGTAAAGCATACCGCGTGCTTACCGCGAAGAGCGACCCGGAGGATACTACCGATACCCGAACTAACCTTCGGCGCATGTATCGTGGCTATTTTCCGTGGATGGAAGAGACGGATACCCGTAAGGCAGTCGAAGAGATCATCTCCAGGATGGACGATGAAGATGAGATCGTTTCTTCCGCGCTCGATGCGATAGCTTATTGCGCGACCACCTTCATTGATGCCAAAGAAGACCGGGAGGTCATTATAGAGTCCGATGACCCTAGGGTTAACAAGATACTCGGTGACATGGTGGCGAGAACAGGCATCGATAACAAGATGTGGGACATCGTGCGAACTACGGTAGAGAAGGGGAATCACTTCTGCCAGGTAGTTCTTGATAAAGATGGGCTGGTATCGGATATCAAGCAGTTTCCTTATTCATATCAGATAGTAAAAAACGTAGACGAAGGGGGCAATCTACTTCGCGGCAATCCCATCGTTGCTATGGAGAAGAATCTCCCCGGCATTGCTCCTTACGACCAGATTATTGACCATCAGCTTGTAGCGTCATTTTATGAGTTGCAGATATTGCATTTCATGTATGGTGTTACTAAGGGACTTACTTATGCAAAACCCATTCTACGTTCGGCTGTGCGCAATTGGCGCAGGCTACAGGCCGGTGAAGATAGCGTCGCGGTAGCTCGTATCATTCGGGCTTACAATCAGATTGTCCATCATGTTCCCATGCCTATCGAGGCAACGCAGGATGAGCGCGTAGAGTATCTGCGTAGGTACAAAGAAATGATGACCAGGCAGGAAGTGGCCGACTGGAATACCACCGGAAGCTATACCGACTGGGCGAGCACACCCGACCCAGATAGTGTATTCTCGGACACTTATCTTCCCCGACTTTACACTAAGAGTGGAGATGTCATTGATGGTGCGGTAGAGAGTATCGGCGGGCAGAACCCGCACATTACTAACCTTGAAGACCTTGACCGTTCGCTCAATCGTATCCTTTGCGTTTTGAAGGTTCCGGCTAAGTATCTGAATTACGACATCGGGCGACATAGTTTTGTGGACACCGGAGATAGCGAACGCGACGAACAGTTCGGCAGGGTGCTTCGCGGTGTTCAGAAAGCAGTAAAGAGGCCCCTGTTCGACTTGTGCGACCTTGAGCTTGCCTTGAATGGCATCAACCCGACTACCGTTGAGTACTCTATCATCATGCCTCCGATAGCTATTCGCGCGGAGGAGAGAATCGCCAACGTTGAAAATCAGCGCGGACAGACTGCTACTTACTGGCGGGCGGCTGACGTGCCCGCCGAGATGGTGTGGTCTAAGGTTCTCGGTTTCACTCCCGAAGAGATAAAAGCCGCGCAGGATGCCGCTGCCGCCAATCAGCAGGCATTCGCCGCACCGGGAGTTGATGACGATGCGTAAGATAGCGAAGATAATGCAGGTGGGCAGAATTAACCCATCGTACTACATAGACCGAGACCTTAGCGTCGCGGTTGCCGAGGCCGTGAATGGATGGGAGGACACTCCGGCTTCTTTCATAGGTCTCGCGCCCGAGACAGAAGCATACGAAGTTTGGTTGGTTCGCGTAGAAGATGCTAAGTGGACTGAACACGATACACTACCTACCGGGCAATATCATATTCCCCCGATTGCAACTAGAGAAGACGCAGAAGACACTCAGTACATATACCAGCCACTACTGACCGGGAAGCGCGTCCAACTCCATAAGAACGGTTCTGTGGTTAGCGCATACGACCATAAAGGCAGGCAGATAAGCGGAATTATACGCATGGGCGAAGCAGAGGTTGACATATCGGATGCAATGCTTGCATTATTGCAAGTAGAGATTCCCAGTATCGCCATCTTTGATGCTGTAGTAGAAGCTGAGACCGGCGACGTGATTCTCACAGATATTCTCACCTATGAGAATGTTGCGGCTCACGAGATGGCGGCGCGCGATAGGATGGAGTTGCTCGACGGGATAGAGTTTGATAATAGCGCAATACGTACTATCGAATGGAGTAGCGAACGCATCGAGAACTCTGTCGCCAGGCCGAGCGAAGAAGGCTACTTCTCAAAGTGGGTTATAGTGGCGAACCCTGAGGAGGGCTGAGCCTTACATGCCATATTCAGCGCCCCCGGCATATACTAAGGGGTTGCCCGTCGCCGTCAAGCGCGCGTGGACTAGCGCATTCAATAGCGCGTATTCATACGCGAAGAAGAAGGGTCTGGAAGACCCAGAGGGTTACGCCTTCGCGGTGGCGAATAAGGTTGCCAACGATATGGGATGGCGTCGCAAAAACGGCAAATGGGTCAAGTCTCCAAAAGAGCGCGTCGAGACTCTTTCCCTAGACACTCCTGATTATCAAGTACTCGGGGCGACTACTTCTCAACTCGTTTCTTTTCATGGTAAACTACACTCTATGATGGGCGGCGAGAATGGAGAAGCCGCGCAGAATATGCACGACCTTGTTTCTACGCTTCTCTCTCTTCGTGGCGTAAAGCATAAAGATTGAAATTACTCAGCAGCAACATTGCGCTTGCACAAAATATATAACTTATGTATACTCTAATTGGTGAGTGCCATGAAACTATGCGAAATGGTCAAGACCGACAAGTGTGTTCTCCACGAAGCGAATATTCCTTACCCGCCTTCGGTGGAGACACTTGAAACGGTGGTTGAACTTATCGGCAAGTGTGAACTAGTAGATAGTCTAGGCGAGGCTAAATGTCCGTATGCTGAGTGGGCTGAAGAGAACAAGTCTGTTGAGGCACAGCCCGACGAAGCACCCGAAGTAGAGGCTAAAGAGGCTTCCGAGAATGAGAAGCGCGCCATAACTATCGAGAGTGTATTAGCGGATATAGCACAGGCAGAGACGCTTTCTGATCTCATGGCGATAGAGACCGACTTAACCATGATGATGGAGGGCATAGAAGATAAGAAGCCGTGGATAGAAGGGCTTACGCATCTTCGCAATAAGATGGAGGAGGTCGCAAAGGCCAACGGGCTTGAAGAAATTTCAGATACGTTCGCCGACAAGCCGCAGGTCGCAGAGTCCGAGGACGGACGACTCCTTGTTACCGGAGCGTTCGCTAGGGTAAATGTTCCAACGCGCAATCGTCGAGTCTACCCACAGTCTGTATGGGACGCCAACGAGGAGCACATCAAGCAGATGCTTGAGAACACTAAACTCGTTGGGCAGGACAATCATCCGGCGTGGGGAGGCACTATCCTCTCGGAGATAAACATAATCTTCAAGAAGATATGGCAGGATGGAGACGTGATGCGCTATGAGGGCATTATCCCGCGAACTCGCGCCGGTAAGGACCTCGAAGAGCTAATCAACCTTGGAGTAGGGGTTGAGCTTAGCACTAGGGGTTACGGCTCTCAAAAGTCGGGCGAGTGGGAAGGCGAAGAGTGCGACATCGTTCAGGACGACTATCGACTTCATGCGATAGATGTCCTTATGAATGGTGCGGCACTCGGAACCGATATGAGAAAGAAGAGCGAAAGCTCGGAATCTCATCTTGAGAGCATCAAAGAGAGCGTACAACCAACGACTAAGGAGTGTATTGCAATGCGCAGTAGAGTCATCAAGATGGTAGAGCAGTCCATTCGTACCGCTGAGGTTCTTGGTCTGACTGAGGTTGCTGAGTCATTGCGAAGCAATCTGGATGCCCTAAACACCGTCAAGGACGATGACGAGAACTTGGAGTCTGTGCTCGACAATGCCACTAAGGCTCTGGACGAGGCCACCTTGAAGTTTGAGAACGCCAAGTCTGAGGGCGACAAGGAACTCGACGCGAAGCTTGCTCGCTTTGAGGCTATGGAGGCGCGGATGGAAGCGCGTGAAAAGGCCGAGAGTATCAAAGAGGCTCGCGACGCCAAGGTCGAGGAATTAATGGCTAAGGCCGAGGGCTTGAACGACAAGTTCTCGACGCGCTTGCGTTCGTCTCTCTCGGCCTGCGAGAACGCAGAGGCTGCGGCTTCGCTGTTTGAGGCTTTGTTCCCGGTCATGAAAGAGGCTTCGGAGATCGCCGACAAGGAGAATGTCGCGATCCATGTTCGCAGTGGCAACGAGACCGCTGCTCTAACCGGCGAGCGCCGCGAACGCCCGAAGACTGTGCGCGAGGTCAAGGAGCAGCTTATCGAAGGTCTCTGCAATGACACCGGCTGGGAGAATACCAGCAACGTGCCGATTGAAGACCTCAGCCCCGGAGACCATGTGCGCAACTTCCGCATTCTCTTGGACAACTATCAGCGCGAGTACCCGGCGTATTTCAGCGCGCTTACCGCTGAGGGTTACGCTCGCCATCTGGCTCTTACCGAGCAGACGACTACGGGCGATATCGCAGTCGGCGCGCCCTTTATCTTGCCGATCATACGGCGCACTTACCCGCGTCTGGTAGCTCTTGAGTTGTGTTCCGTTCAGCCGATGGATCGACCGGATGGCAAGGTGTTCTGGTTGAATGCCAAGACCGATAGCGGCGATTTGCGGCTGGACGTTGAAAGCAACTTCGACTCCAGTTATGCCGACCACACTGAGGCAAATGCTTCGGCTAAGGTGAAGATGGTGATCGCTTCGGAGAGCATTACAGCCGTAAGCAAGTCGCTTGAGGGCACCTGGACGACTGAGTTGGCTCAGGACTTGCAGGCGTATCACAATCTGAATGCGGAGTCGGAAATCCTCGGCATTGCTGCAGACGAGATCGCCCGCGAAATCAACTACACGATCCTTGAGGACATGCGCGTCAGCGCTACCGGGTCTACCTCGCGCGTATTCGGCACGGGTATCCCGGCCTCATCGAACTACACCGGCAGGGAGTGGGATCAGCGTCTCGTTGATTTCCTCATGCGGGTCGGTGGGGACATCGCGGATAAGGTCTATCGCCGCCCGAACTGGATCGTGTGCGACCCCACGACTGCCAGTCGGTTCTCGGCTCTGAACACGTTCGTCGCCGCTGCGCCAGACGAGCAGGATGCCTTCACGGTTGATGTCACTTACGAAGGTACGATGAGTAACCGGTGGAAGGTTTATTCGGTTGGTTGGTTCACCGACAACACCGTGCTGATGGGTTATAAGGGCGCAGACTGGAAGGATGTAGGCTATATCTTCGCTCCTTACATCCTTGCTTATCTGTCTCCCGCCGCCTACAACACTTCTACGCTGGTGGCCAGCCGGGCGACCATGACTAGGTATGCTACGTTCATGGCCAACTCCGACATGTTCGGCATCCTGACGATTCAGTCTGGGCCCGGTACGGAGCTAACGTAGTTTGTAGCGAGTCATGCAGATAAGTCGATATCGGAGGGGGTCTGAGAATAGGCCCCCTCCATAGAAGCGCTAGTCGTGGAGGATTATCTTTGTTTTGGCCCCTGGCTGGTATATAATAGGATGCGTCCCTCTTCCTCGCATCCGGCCTCCCAGCGCCCGGCCAGGGGCCGTTTCTTGCAGCTCGGAGGCGCTCCTCGTGTTACGCTTTAGGTTCCAGGCTCCGTTCATCATGCGCACCGGGTACGGCAAGCTCGGATGTTGGCTTGCCAAGTGCTTCCTCGAAAGAAACGACATCCAAGTAGATGTCGCCGCGCACCAAGGTAAGATTGCCGACGATGTTCCGCCGATAGTTTCGACTGCGGCGCGCGACCTTCACGAGTCTCGTCGCCTTGGGTTACTTCTCTCTTACGCCGACCATGTGAATCTTCTCCCCACTGAGATAAAGACTATCTATACGATGTGGGAGACGACCAGGCTTCCGTCTTCGTTTGTCCAGCGCATGAAGAGGGCAGACTTGATGTTCGCGCCCAGCGAGTTCTGTGCCTCGCTATTCAGGGCAGATGTCAAAGGGCTTCGGGTAGAGATGGTCGGCTGCGGGGTGGATACCGATTTCTATTCTATGGGGAAGGGTAATGATGGGCCGCTTACTATGGGCATATCGGGAGTGATGTCGCCGAGAAAGGGTATAGACGTACTCTTGAATGCATGGAGGGCGCTCGCGGAGAAGAAGGATGTCTGTCTCTTAGTGAAGACCAGGGATACGAGATGGCTTCCCAAGACTATCCCCGCCAATGTGATAATCATAGATGAAGATTACTCAGAAGAGCAGATGCGCGAGTTCTATCGTTCGCTGGATTATTATGTGTTCCCTAGTCGCGGGGAGGGGTTTGGTCTCGGCCCAATAGAGGCGGCTTGTTGTGGGGTTCCGGGATACGCTACTAACTGGTCGGGTATGCGCGACTACATAGGCGACCACATCAAGCCGATAGAGTGGGACAGATTGTCGCACCCACCGACGACGGCATTCGCGCGCCCACAAGAGGGCAAGTGGGCCGAGCCTTCAGTAGAGCACCTTGCTTCTCTGCTTATTGAAATGTATAATGCGGGTAGACCAACGCTGAAAAGGCGAAAGGCTGTCTCTTCATGGGCAAGGGGCAATTATTCTATACGCCGCGTGGCCGACAGAATAGTGGCCGAGCTTAGGGGGCTGCATCCGTGAAGATAGAGGATATTATCAGGGAGGTTCGCGCTAACGGTATCTCTTCTTCGCTGATACCGGATAGTGATCTACAACTACTGATAGCGCGCGCCTTTCGCGTGTATAATCGCTATCGCCCCCGATATCTTCACTCCACTTTCACGACGGTAGCTCGCCAAGGCGAGTATTCGGTAGACGATAACGCAGCCGCAGTTATTGATGTCTTCTGGGAGCCGTCGGCAACCGGAGACGTAATCGCCAGGTTGCTTGCCGAGATGGAGACTCAAAGTATAGACTTCAATTACCCGTCGTTGCTGGCCATCTTTCAGATCAATAGATCGAGGTTGCGCAACGCTACGAGAGGTAGATGGCGGGCATACGGGAGACAGGTACGGCTGATTCCAGTTCCCGATTCAGACGGCATCATAGTTCCCTATATCTATTCTTCGCCTTGGGATGATATCGATGACATTCCGATAGGTGAAGAAGATGTACTGATAGACGGGATAATGGCTACTGCCAACATGGCACTTGCAAGAGCGAGGGCCGGGGTTGGCGGATGGCGCGCCGGTGATTATCAGGTAGAAGGCGGGAGTTCGTCCAGCGAGATGCAGCGCTCGGCTTCGGAGTACAACGATTGGCTTAGTCGTCTCGCCGGTGGCGGATTGGGGATTAAAGGCTAATGCTTCCGCAGAGCTTTCTCCACACTATAACTATAAAGACGAAGACGGTGACTTATACTAACGGGAGACAGAACTTGCCCAATTGGTCTACCAGCGCTGCCGGAGTGAGTGCGACCATCTCGCCGCTGAGTGTGCGCTCTAAAACTTCACTTCTAGGCCCGACTACTGAAGAGATATCAATTCTCTTCGCGCCTTATGAAACAGCGCTGAAACGAGACGACCAGGTAATTGATGAGGCCACCGGTAGGGTTTATGTAGTGATGACTAACCCCGTGAAGTATCTGAACCCGGTGACCGGCGGCCCTTCGCATTTGCAATGCGAGATAAAGCCACAGGAGCCGAACGAATAATATGGCATCGCATGGCGAAGAAATCACTGAAAAGTTGTATCAGGTCTGCGACTGGTCGTGGACAGGTCATGGGACTGCGCCCGCGACCGTCGTAGTATATTCCAAGAACGAGGGTTACCCAATAGAGTACATTGACCGTGGTGAGAGGCTGCCCGCGCTATTCTTCGTCAAGGAGGGCGGATGGCCTTCTATAGTTCACTATCCCAATCATACTACAGAGACTTATAGACTTTCGATTTATGCTGTAGACAAGATACCGACTACCGGGACTGGCTATGTAGAGACTGCGATACGTAGCCTTATCGATAACGTAGTGACCAACATGATTGCTTCTACTAAAACCGATGTTGCTGAGTACGCCCTTACCGGGAAGATGGACTTGCCTTATGTAGAAGACGTAAGATGGATAGGCACCGAGGTTCGCGACGATATACAAGAGTTTATAGAAGCAATGGGTCTTCAGCTTATCAGCGCGCGCGCGGACTTTGAGATATACGCACACGGGACGCGACGATGATCTCCTTCGGCATGGATACTAAAAGCTGGTCTGCGCTGATGAAGTACAGAGCTAATACTCTGTACCCTAGAGCTACTCGTTCTTTTGTCACCGACGTTGCTAAGTTCGCCAAGCAGACGGCCATCAAGCAATCTTCGTTTAGAAAGTACGTTATCGGGCGCGGAGCAAGGCGCATTGGGATTGTAGGCTTGAAGGGGATGCATCGAGTCTACCCGTATTCGCGGAGACTGCCGGTAGATAGCGGCCCCACGAAGGATCACGAGATCAATATACAATCGGGCGAATACATTCGCGGATGGTATATACAGACTTCGGGGCAGCCCAATGGTATGACCGCCGGGATAGGGAATCGCGCCGAACACGCTAAGTACCTACATACAATTGGGGGAACCGCGAAGATGCGCGAACGCAACATTCTTCGCGGTATCACCGGCGTAACACTTAGTCGTTCATTCAGACGCCGAATCTTGTCTTATCACAACGACGCGCTGGGACAATTGCCGGTATAAGAGGAGACCATGATACGCTTTAAGTTGGACGATACGAGGTTCTACGAGACGCAGAGATACGGACACGACGCCACTAGATATATCTTGTGGAAGAACGAGTGGTATGTGGTGCATGACGAGTATAAGCGCTCGCTACAGACACTCTCAGATAAAGAGGTGCTCGCACAGCCTTACGTCGGGAACGTATGGACTGCCGACAAGGGCGATCCCGAGCCGGGCTGCGACCTTCTATACATGTGTTGGGGCGGCATAGGCGACCTCATCTCTCTTACTCCTATCTTCAGGGCGCTGAAAGAAGAGCACGGCTTTGAGAGAATCATTCTCTCTTCTCCGGGGATTAGTAAGGACTGGTTCAACGGATATATTGACCACGCTATCGGCTATCCGGTGATGCAACGCAGAGTCGAAGCTTGCGACTATATTTTTCTGCTTGAAAATATATTCAAGCTAACCTTTACTCGCAATCTTACCGACGTGTTTGAGGAGAGGATGGGACTTTCTCTCAGCGCTGAGAGAAAGCAGCCATTTCTCGCCGTAGACAACGACGTAGTAGAGTACGTGCGCGGCTTGTTGCCCGAAAAGCGCGGCAAGTATGTGGCAATTCACTTTGCGGCCAGCACCCCAGAGAGAAGCATACCGATAGAGAAGGCGCTTGCGGTAGCCATGA